ATAATGGACCCATCAGCCACAGGAATTACCTTATCATATCAAAATAATTTAGTAGCAACTTTAAGAGGTGATGTAGGTACAATACACGAAGGATTACCCACAGCTCAAAGAGTTGGATATGGTAATGGAGACGACTATAACCCTAATTGGTTAACCGATGAAGGTATATCGGGGTATACGGGGTACCAACAATTCTTAGATACTCACGCAGTTAATGACATGGTATGGTATCAAAGTGGTTCCACAAGTGGTGATACAGTAATAACTGAGGTATTTGAACATATTTTCCATACCGTACATTTATTTGGTATTATGGGTGCGGTTCCCGGCTCATCGACTGCGGTAAATTGGATGGCGGAAGAAAACCCAAATTGGCAAACAACAGACCTACACTTATCCATGAAACAAGCCATTGATAATGGTATGTACGACCCTAGTGGTTACGCACCTGATTGGAGTGGGGATACAGGTCAAGCTCAAGTGGCGTATAAAGAGTATATGTACTTATTAAACTTCGGTATGTGGGAAATGTCCGAGTTTTGGGATGGTGGGTCATTATCTCCAGAATGGAATGATAATATGAGAACTCCATCAGGTATTCAGACAAATAATATTTTAGGTTACAACCTATTTAAGTCTTATTTCGCACCAGTTTTAACTAAACCAAGTTTTGTAACACTAAGAAATATTTTCCAAGATAACGGAGGTGGGGTTTCAGGTTATTTTGCGGATGATTGTATAACACCCACACCAACACCTCAACCTACAAACACATCAACTCCGACTGTTACACCATCAATCACAGTATCTGTGACACCGTCGGTAACTCCAGATGTGACTCCGACAATGACACCTACATCCACATCGACATCACAAAATTTATTGATTGATGATTTAGGTAATTATATCATCACTGACAATAATGACTTCTTGGTAATGTCCACGGGTCCTGTATAACGAGGTCTTGAGTGGACCACAAATATTATCATACTATAATGCCACATCATCGAGATATTAATATTATTTTAATTCCGTTACATTATCATAGAATAAACTATTTATAAAATAAAAGAGAAATGTCTAATTTAACAATAGAGCAATTAACGCAATTTACGGGTACACCACAAAGTTCAGATTTAATTATTATTCATGATGGTGATGATGCTAAAAAAATTACATACTCAGAATTATTAACGAAAATTTTCTCAGGGTCTACATCCTTACAGACTGACGGAACAAAGTTTAATTTAACAGGAGGAATCACCCCAACATCAGATGACACTTATGATTTAGGAAGTGCTTCTTACAGATTTAGAGATTTATATTTAGGGCCTAACACAATACATATCGGTGATAAAACAATTAGTGAAACTAATGTTGATGATAGTATGGAGATAAAAAATATCTCAGTACCTTCTTCACCAATTTCTGAAGGTAACAAAGGTGATGTTGTCTTTGACGATACTTACATGTATGTTTGTATTGAGAGTAATACTTGGAAAAGAATTAACATAGACACCTCTTGGTGAGTTTATTTTTTTTAGATAAATCTCATATGAAATAATAAAGTATGGAATTCTTTATAAAACAAAATAGTGAATTACCAATTCTTAAAATGGAAGCGGTCATAGACGGAAGGACAAACTCGTGGAGACTCTTTGATTCCGACTTAGATAATGCGACCATCCGATTCTCAATGAAAGAAGAATCTACGGGCATTCCAAAAATTATAATGAACAACGCCTTTATCACTGAAAAGACTCAAGTAAATCCTGACTCTATCATGTCATACTATATCTATTATAAGTGGACATTAAGAGATACAAAACGTAAAGGAAGATTCTTAGGTGAATTTTCAATAATTAATTCTATGGGTGAATTAATTACTCCCATAAGAGAAAATTTATATATAAATATTATTTGACAAGTTAAATAACTTATCTTACCTTTGTTTACAAGAGTAATCACATCAATACGATGTGAGTAGAATATCTCAAAAAAAACATTATGGTATCACAAGAAGTTATTGAACAATTCCTATTAGGGGAAGACCCCGAGAAGTACATTGTAGCGTTAGAATACGACTATCGCTCAGGAAAGATTTTAAAAATCATACAAGACCCAATTCAGGGCAAACAAATTAAGTCAGACACATTTATTCCATTTGCGTGGGTTGGTGACCTTCACGGTAAAAAGTTTTACGGTGGTTCAAATGCCGCACAAAAAGAAGCAATGTCTAAGAATGGTATTATAATTGAAAAATTAGATACTGCCGGAGATGAGAGAATGGAACAAGGGTTAAAATATTTAGTTAAGACAACCAAAACATATTCTAATCTGGTAAACTTTTTTAAGGGTGGTGGATTAGACCCGTGGAACAGAGATAATTCAGGTGATATACAAATATTACCACCAACAGAACAATACCTTTGTCAAAAAGGAAAACGACTGTTCAAAGGGTTTGATGAGTACGATGAGGTTCACCGATTTGTATTCGATATCGAGACTACCGGACTTTCTCCCGAAGAGAGTCAAATATTCCTTATCGGAATGAAAGATAATAAAGGGTTCGAAAAAGTTATATCAGCCCAAAATGAAGATGAAGAACGTAAGATTATTATAGATTTCTTCGATACAATCAATTACCTCAAACCATCACTAATTGGTGGATATAACTCGGCATTCTTCGATTTTCCCTTTATCTTACGTAGAGCAGAAATTTTAGGGGTTAGTATTGATAGAGTTGCCAAAACACTCAATCCCGAACAAAAGTTACGTCAAAAACAAGGTGTACTTAAATTAGCCAATGAAATGGAAGATTATACCCAAACACAAATGTGGGGATATAATATTATTGATATTGCTCATGCAGTACGTAGAACACAAGCCATTAACTCAGACATTAAAAGTTGGGGTTTGAAATACATTACAAAATTTATTGGAGCAGAAAAAGAAAATCGTGTTTATGTTCAGGGTGATAAGATTGGTAAAATCTACTTTGACAATAAAGACTATTACTTTAATCCAAAATCAGGTGGATATAAAGAAGTTGGTTCACCAGGAACAGAAAACTTAATTGAGCGTTTCCCCGATTCGTTTGAAAAAGTTAATGGGAAATATATTATCGAAAAATATCTTTATGACGATATTTGGGAAACTATGGTAGTGGATGAAGAATTCAACCAAGCTAACTTTTTATTGGCTAAGTTGGTACCAACAACCTATGAGAGATTGTCAACGATGGGTACTGCAACACTATGGAAAATGATTATGATGTCGTGGTCCTACAAACACGGATTAGCAATTCCAAAGAAAGGTGAAAAAAGACCTTTTACCGGTGGACTATCTCGTTTGTTAGCCGTCGGATACTCTACCGACGTACTAAAACTTGATTACTCATCACTATACCCATCTATACAATTAGTACATGATGTATTTCCAAAATGTGACGTAACAGGGGCAATGAAGAGTATGTTAAAGTATTTCCGTGATACACGTATTAAATATAAAACATTGGCTTCGGACCATTATGTGACGGACCCAAAACTATCATCACAATACAATCGTAAACAATTACCGATTAAAATTTTCATTAACGCGTTCTTTGGTTCGTTATCGGCACCACACGTATTTCCATGGGGGGATATGGATATGGGTGAACAAATTACCTGTACAGGTCGTCAATATCTTCGTCAGATGATTATGTGGTTTATGGACAGAGGTTACCAACCACTCGTAATGGATACGGACGGTGTTAACTTTTCAGTTCCTGAAGGTAGGGATTCACACACCTATATAGGTAAAGGTATTAATGGGTTAGTTGTTGAGGGTAAAGAATATCATGGTTCCGAAGCTGATGTAGCAGAATATAATGATATTTTTATGGTAGGTGAGATGGGATTAGATACCGATGGTCAATGGCCGGCAACTATTAATGTGGCACGTAAAAATTATGCACTACTTACCGATACAGGTAAAGTTAAACTTACAGGTAACTCTATTAAATCTAAAAAACTACAAACCTATGTTGCAGAATTTTTAGATAAAGGTCTTCGTATGTTGTTAGACGGTAAAGGTCACGAATTCTTAGAACACTACTATGACTATGTCGAGAAAATCTATAATAAACAAATACCAATTGCTAAAATAGCAAATAAGGCACGTGTAAAACAAAGTCTTAAAGAGTATAAACAACACATAACTAAAAAAACTAAAGCAGGTTCTTTGATGTCTCGACAAGCCCATATGGAGTTAGCCTTAAAACATGAGTTACCTATTGGATTAGGAGATACTATCTATTATGTTAATAACGGTCAAATGAAATCTCATGGTGATGTTCAAAAGAAAGGTGACCAAGTTAACTTAAACTGTTATCTAATTGATGAAAAAGAAATAAGTGATAATCCTGATTTATTAGGTGAATACAACGTATCTCGTTATTTAGCCGCGTTTAATAAACGTATTGAACCACTAATAGTGGTATTCTCTTTAGATATTCGTGATGAAATATTAGTTGAGGACCCTAACGATAGACCATTTTTTACTAAATCACAAGCAAAATTAGTTAGAGGATATCCTCGTAGAGTTGGTGACCAAGATACTTTAGATGAAGTATTAACCTTATCAGAAACTGAGGTCTCTTTTTGGCAAAGTGTCGGTATCGACCCTTTCTACATGTATGTTGAAGGGACAAAAGACTTTGTAGATAAGGATTATGTTGAACGTAATAATTTAATTATGAAAGGGGAGTATACTCGTATTGTTGTTCCGGTAATGGATATACCAAGAAAGGTAGTTAAGAAAGTGGTTAAGAAAGTACCGATATCAAATCAACACTCACTATTCGGTTAGGAATTTTTAAGACCATCTGACGACATAATATACCATCCGTCTACAATATATCGAAGTTCAACTGAGGCACCTCTTTCAGTTTCAATTTCATTATATTCATCGTCAATTAATTTATCACTTTTAATTGTGACATTTGTCATAGATTTAATTGTAATATGGTCGGTTGTTTTTTCGTCTAACGTTATTACACATTCTGAAACTCCTCTAACAACGATTGCGGATTCACCTTTTGTGGTGTATGATATACTCTTACAAATTATACTATCGGATGTGTTTACCGTTAAACCATTAACGATTTTTGTAACAGGATACGATTTAATAATTCCCATTTTAGATTACATATATCTGACGTGGAAGTGCTCTGTACTGTAAAGATTTGTTTAAACTTTCGGCTTGGTTAGCTTTTACTTCCATCATTTTATCAGGACGAAGTCTTTCTAATCTCATTTTTAATTCTTCTTCTAACTTAGACTTCTCATCTTTAGCTTCACTTAATAACGAGTCATATTCCATAGTCAATTCGCTATCAGGTGTTTTTAAATTACCACTAAATTTACCTCGAACTCTACCTAAAGTTTCTTTAACGTAGGCAGTAAACCATCTACGAACCCATGTTTGAGCTGGTGAGTTAAGTTCTCCCCAACTTAAACTATCTAAATTAACGTCAGAAGGTAAACGAACGATATCAGGATTTTCGGCTAAACAAGATTGTCTATCTTCAGTTTCATAATACCAATACCATACACGACTGTTATTTGCCTTATTACCAAAATCAAATTTACCACCAGGAACATTGTAAAGGTGTATTGCCTTTTTCCCTTCAGGAAGTGCGGTAATTCTATATGTTAAATCACCACCGATGATTCTTCTCTTAATATTAATGTCTTGCATTCTAAGTAGTATGTCAAAACCAGGTGACATAAAATAGTTACCTTGACCCCCCATTTGAGACATTCCAGCACCACCACCAAGACCTACACCACCCATACCTCCAAATCCACCCATAAACGGGTCGAAGAACGCTGCGTCAAGTTCTGCACGAGTAAACCATAATAGTTCGTTGATTTCTCTACCTGCAGGTATTTCATATATTTGTTGATTTTCTTTAAGGTCAAAGAAATCTTTCTTAAGTACTGAATCACCACCAGCTTGTAATCCTACAATCTTAGAATATGCGTAAGTATATTGTGTTTCCCAATCTAAAGAACGTGTAATCAATGCTTTCGCAACTGATTGTGTGTCTTGATTAAGTCCGTATAGGGATGTCCACTGAGCCTCAATTAACCAATCATTAACATATTGTGAATAATCTTCAACAGATAATTCCAATAACGAGTCCAACATTTCATCTTCTAATTCAACACCTCTAATTGGGGCGCCTAATAAATGACGAATACGTGTGTATAATTTGGTTCTTTGTGGTTCAATTATAATAGACATGCAATAGTTTTAGTTATAAATATCTATAAATCTATATTTATTACGGATTTATGAAACTATCAACAGGAAAGGTGAATCTTCCATTGATAATTTTAGTGTCGTTATTTTTAAAGACTATGGTACCTTTTTTGTCGTCGTGGAACGCGAGGTAGTTGGTCGTATATGGTTTTACATTACCCGTACCAAATACGGTAATAATCCCTTCATTTGTTTCATAACCATTAAATGGTTTAATTTGGATGGTTTTAAGAGTGTCGTCTAACTCTACCGTCGCATCAACACCATCAATCATATCCGCTCTGTCTCCTAACGCTCCGGCCTTTTTAACTGAATCGGTACCAAAGATTTTTTTCAGATTAACTACTGCGTTAACTTCTCTAACATCACCAAATTTATTTGTTTTATCTAATGAGGCCATTATAGTTTGGAATGTTGCAGATTCACTGTTAAAGATTCTGTGTCTAAATTCGTTAAGTGAGCTTAAGAATTTACCTAATTCTTTCATTTGTTCATTTTGACTTTTACCTACAAAATTAACAGGAGTATTACCGTAAAACCTTAACACTTCATTAATATCGTTAACCAATATACAAAATGCGGAATAGTTAGTATTAAGTTTGTTAATTACTGAACGTCCCTTAGTCTCGTAATCATAGATACCCGACATTTGGTCTGGACCGTATTCGTTTTTTTCTTTCCAATATTCACTAAATACCTCTTTAAGAATATCCATAATAGTATACATGAATTTTTTCTTAATCATTGGTGTTTGATTAAATAACTCACGGTAAGTATTAACTTGTTTTGGTGAGCATCCTCTCGATACCCCTTCACTTATTAATTGTTTAACTACTCTAGACTCATTTAACTTACCTTTTTGATATTGGTCAAATTGTTTATTTACAAAGTTCCAATTAATGACACTAAAAAAGTTGTCGATATATTCTTCTTTTTTACTTTTATATTTTAGATAATATGCATGTTCCCATAAGTCTAAACCTAATAATGGGTATCCACCATTTTTTATCGTATTCATAAGAGGATTATCTTGGAAATTGGTAGACATTATTTTAACATCACTATTTTTAGTTAAAACTAACCAAACCCACCCTGAGCCAAATTGTTGTAATGATTTTCTTTTAAATTCTTTTTTAAATTCATTATAACTACCAAACTTCTTGTTAATCTTATCTAAGATAGGTCCGTTTGGTGTCTGAGATTTAGGGGATAACATTTGCCAAAATAATTCGTGATTATAAGCACCTCCGGCATTATTTTTAATAGTTAGGTCGTATCTTGATATTCCTTTTATTATTTTTTCTAAATCTAAAGAATCGTCCTTAACTTTCTTTAATGCTCCATTAAGTTTATTAATGTAACCTTTATAATGTTCATTATAATGTGTATTCATCGTATCTTGGTCGATGAATCTTTTCAGGGATGAGTAAGAATATGGAAGCATAATTGCTCGTACTCTTGTTGTTTTAACACTTTGTTCTGTAATTGTTTCTTCTTTTGAAGTTGTTGGCTGAGTGTTGATTAATGTTTCAATCTCCTGAATTCTTTCTTTTTGTTTCTTGAATTCCATAATTATTGTTTTATATATAAATAATCAAGTAAAGGAAAATATCACTATCTTTTTGAAATCGTATTTAATATCTCTTCAATAATAGTACCCTTATCCATATTATCTCCCATCACAGTTTCAAATATATTTTTCTTTTTAGATAGTATATCATAGATGGCACCCTCTATAGTGTTTTCAAATATGGGGTAAAATACGGAAACGTTTGATTTTTGTCCGTATCGATATGCTCGGTCTTCTGCTTGTGCGTGGTCTGAAGGTACAAATGATAGGTCATTCATAATCACGGCTTCCGCGGCAGTTAAAGTAATTCCGACACCAGCGGCTTTTAAATTTCCAACAAAAACTTTTACTTTATCGTTTTCTTGAAATTCATCAACCGAATTTTGTCGTTGTGGTTTTGACATCTTACCGTCAAGTGCCACAGCACTTTTTCCGAAGTGGGCTTTTATTCTATTTAAGGTATCTGTAAAATTTGTAAAAATAATTACTTTTTTTCCTTGTTCAATTATATTTTCAGCAACCTCAATAGTGTTTTCTATTTTTTCTTCTGCGATGATTTGTCTTACTTTCATCAACTTTGAGAATTGCACGGTTAATGAGGATGATTCCTCTGATTTTTCGTACCAATCAAAATATTCACCCATAAGTGCTTCGTACTGTTTAGATTTTAAACGAAGAAAAACTGGTGTTATAATTTTATCGGGAAGGTCTAAGATATCCTCTTTTAACCTCCTTAATACGTGACTTTTTGTTCGGTCTCTTAATTCTTCTAAATTGGCAGCACCATTAAGATTCCACACTTTTCTATTACCGACGTTAAATTGATAACCCTCACAGTATCGGATAGCGTACGCCATCCAATTATATGCGACTGGTGAATCCACTAAATCTAATAGATTATAATAATTAATTGGTCGTGAGGTCATTGGTGTCCCTGTTAGTAACCATACCCGACCAACCTTCTTACATATATCGTTAGCAATTTTAGTTCGTTGTGCTTGTTTATTTTGTATAAAATGGGCTTCATCGACAACTACTAAATCAAACCCATAGTTTAATATGACTGACTCTTTAACCTTTTTAAGGTCGTGAAAATTTTTAAGGATATCATAATTGATAATCATAAAATCGGCATCTTCCCATTTTTTACCGTCTACAATATGTGTTGAACGGTCGGTGTAATTTTCTATTTCTCTTTGCCAGTTAATTTTTAAAGATGCTGGACATACTATTAATATTTTTTTAACACCCGTCTCTAAGGCGGCAATTATTGTTGATGTGGTCTTACCTAACCCCATATCATCAGCTAAAATGTATTTTTGATTTGCAACTAACTTTTCGATAGATTCTATTTGATGGGATAACGGTGGTCTGTTTGAGTATTTTGAATAATCAATATCAACCTTTATTTCCTTTTTTCCGATAATTGCCGCCTTAGGTAACCAAAAATCATACAGTTCCTCAGTCTCAAATAATTTACCCCAAATGTGATATGATTTATCTTTTTCGATTAAAAGTTTTTCAACATATATTTGTACGGGTCTTTTGGTTAGAAGTTTGTCTTCCATCATTCTATTACCAAAGTATTCGTCCATTGGAACCCACTTTCTTGCAATCTTAGGAATAACATCGTGGTAGTCAATTATGTAGTCCGACTGAGCTCTTGTTATTTTAAAATGTTTTTTTGTTTCCATTTTTTTCTTAATGGATAGTATATAGTTATTACACCCATCATAACCTTCAAGTATGCGGGTTGCCCTTATCTCAGGGATATTTGATATAACTTTATTTTCTTCCATACAAGTAAATACCCTTAAATATAATCAATTTATAGATATTTATCAATTGATGACACCAAGAAAAGTACCAATAACGCGATTAAATAAATTCTTTGCCGAGGAAGATTTTGCATTGGAGATTGCTATGGGTCAAGAATGGCTCAATGGCGACATGAATTTTACGCTCGTTCTTTACTCGGTAGACCAACAAAGAACGATTAAAGATGATGTGTATGGTGAGGTATCTTCTAACGGTGTCCAATTTAAGGCTCCTGTTGAATTTAGAGCCTCGGTAAGAATTGAAGAACCTGCGAACAATTTCTTAGGTGGTAGTAGAATAGTACAAAACGAACCAGGTAATTTGGTATTCTCAGTATACGAAAACGAATTAGAAACTTTATCGGTTAATATTAAGTTAGGTGATTATATTGGATATATGATTAATGAATCCGAAGTTAAATACTATAGTGTGGTTAACGCGGCTCAACCTAACTATGATAATAAACATACTTATGGAGGTTATAAAAGTTTTTATTTCACTTATATCGCAACACCTGTATCTACAGACGAATTTAACGGAATATAATGGGATTACCTAAAAAAATAAAAAAATACTTACCCTTAGTACCTGAGAAAGTTGGGTTCCAAAGGAGAGAACAACTTTTGGAGTATATTCAAGAGGATGGGACTTATTTACCTAAAGGTGTTGAACATTCCGATTTGGATAGAGGTATGTTGGATTTTGTTAGAGATGAGTTAAAAGTCGTTGTTGACGGTAAAATTATTCCACCTGTTGATTTAATTATAACCACACAGAATTGGGCTCAATTTACACAAACATGGAAATTTGAAGATTTAAATGGAAATCCAAACCCTCCTTTTATTACTACGGTAAGACAACCCGAAGTTAAATATGGTTCCACACCTTCATTACAATATACCATTCCAAACAGAAGACAATTTTATTACGCCAAAGTTCCTACGTGGGACGGACAAAGAAAAGGTGTGGATGTTTATAAAATACCACAGCCAGTACCCGTCGATATTACATATAATGTTAAGATTATTTGTAACCGAATGAGGGAACTTAACGAATTTAATAAAATTATTCTTCAAAAATTTTCATCTCGTCAAGCATATACCTTTATTAAAGGACATTATATACCTGTCATTCTTAACAACATTTCTGATGAGTCCGTGTTAGATATAGATAAAAGAAAATTTTATATTCAAAATTACGAGTTTCTTATGATGGGATTTTTAATGGATGAAGATGAGTTTGAGGTTAGTCCAGGTATTAGTAGAGCATTAACTATGTTTGAAGTTTCAACCCGTACAACTAATAGGAAAGCCGAGTCGTATCCACCTAGCCCTAATGAGTTTGAATTGGATATTAAATTTATAGGAAATAATACCGAGACTAATGAATTACTTAGTTATACCGCTAATTTAACAGTCACAAGGACAGTCAATATAGATTCTTATTCTGTGTATATTAATAACAACTATGTTGGAGACGACATTAGTAAAATACAGATTAACACCAACGACCTTCTTAAAATTAATGTCGTAAAAACTAACCCATCTTCAGATGCCGTAATTTACACTACGGCGAAATTACTTTAATCATTCTCCATAGATATCTTTAGGTTTAGAACATTTTTCTAAAATAAGACTTTCCAAAAACTTATATATTTTTAATCCTTTCTCGTCACAATACGTTTTTAAAACCGAATGGACTTCAGGAGATATTTTAAGGTTTTTAATTTCTTTCATATTTAAAAGGTAGAAAAAAGGCAGACAATATTCTCCCTTTTAATAAATATAGTGATGGTGAATATGTTTTTTACTATTTTTAAAAATATTTATTAAGTAAATAAATTAAGAAACATATAAAAAACATGGCTAGTTCAAACAAAGTTTTCGTTTCCCCAGGTGTATATACATCTGAAAGAGATTTAAGTTTTGTCGCACAAAGTGTTGGTGTAACGACACTTGGTATTGTTGGTGAGACCCTTATCGGTCCAGCATTCGAACCAATTTTCGTATCATCATTTGATGATTTTACATCATACTTTGGTGGTACCAACCCGACAAAATTCGTAAACACACAAATTCCAAAATATGAAGCAGCATATATTGCTAAATCATATTTACAACAATCAAATCAATTATTCGTAACGAGAGTGTTAGGTTTGAGTGGATATGATGCAGGACCATCTTGGTCTATCACCACTCAAGCAAATGTAGACTCAGCAACCTTATCTGCGGATACAGGTACTGATTGGTCTGTGACTTTCGTTGCAACAACTGCGGGTACAGTTACTTTTGGTAGTTCTTTTCCGGCACCACTATCAACATACATTGATGACAATATCACTTTAAATAATGGTAGTGTTGTTACTATGAGGTCACAAATAGAAACATTTATTTCTGACGCGGTTATAACCAATAGTCTTTCTGCTACAACATCATCACAATGGGGTGTTCTTCCTGATACGGTATATAATTCATATACGGGTGCAGGATTTACCCTTACAAACAATGAGTTAAGTGTTGAAGGTCTAACCAATTCAACTGCAGATTATCCTAACGTTAATATGGATGCTTGGTATTACGGAGCATTCGAACCGGCATCGGGTAATGATTATGTTGGTATGTCATTCAATTCTGTTATTGGTAGTGATTTTATATCTGTTAGTCCAGGTAATTTCACAGGAACTATTTCAGGTTCCGCAGTAAATTGGGTTGGAACGGCATTTACAGAATATAACGATTTAGTTGTTGGTACATTCCGTTCAAGAGGTATTGACACATATTCAAATGATAATGGTCCTGTATATACTGTATCGGGTCTTACCGATGTAGTTTTAGACTTTAGTGGTTCATACTCGGCAGCAACTAAAAATCCATATTCACCATTTGGTGTATCAGGGGTAACTGCTGAAGGTGATATCTTTACGTTCCAAACATCATTTACATTAAGTGACACTAACTATATGTCTAAAGTATTTGGATTATCTAATTTTGGTAAACCAAGAAATGAAGTTCCATTGTTTGTTGAAGAAACATTCCAATCAATGTTAACTCAATCATATAGAAAAGGTAAAATTCGTGGTTTAAATTCATCATTAATTGCATTACCACAATCAAGAGATGGTAACGCAACCTCAATCGGTTGGTACTTAGAACAATATCAAACACCGTCAACACCTTACGTGGTATCCGAACTTAGAGGTACTGCTGTTGATAGATTGTTTAGATTTATCCTAATTTCGGATGGTAACGCAGCTAACGAATTAGTTAAAATATCAATTGCAAATATGTCTTTCAATAACTCTACGTTTGACGTAATAGTTAGAAGTTATTATGATACTGACGCTAATCCTGTAGTTATTGAAAAATTTACAAACTGTACTTTAAATGCAAGTGACAATTCATTTGTGGCTAAGAAAATTGGTACATCTAACGGTGAATTTGAACTTAAGTCAAGATATATTATGATTGAAATGGATGAGGATGCACCAATAGATGCACTTCCTTGTGGTTTTGAAGGTTATGGTTTTAGAGAATATGCTGGAGCAAATTCACCATTCCCTGAATATAAAACAAAATATAACACATCTGGAGAGATTTTGTATACACCACCATTTGGTACTACAGTAAGAAGTAGTGGTGACCAAGTAAGAAAAACCTACTTAGGTATTTCAAATACTGTTGGTTATGACACTTCTTTCTTTAAGTATGTTGGTCAACAAGTTCCTAATAGTGTTGCAACTGCAACTGAATCGACACCATGGAATTACCTTACTAAAGGTTTCCACATGGACTCAGGAGCAACTGTTGTACAAATTTCAGGTGGATACGTGACATCAGGTACTTCATCATTTGAAGTGGGTGATGCATCATTCCAAACTGACCCAACAAATCCAACAAACCCTTATTACAGAATAAACTCACGTAAGTTTAGTTTATTGGCTGCAGGTGGTTTTGACGGATGGGATATCTATAGAGAATATAGAACTAACACTGACAGATTCATGTTAGGTGGTTCGGGATACTTAAAAGGAGCGGCACCTTCAGTGTCTTTCCCAACGGCATCAGGATGGGGAGCATTTAAGAAAATCACTGTAGGTGATAATACAACCGATTGGGGAAATACTGATTACTACGCTTATTTATTAGGTCAGAAATCATTTGCAAATCCTGAAGCGGTTAACATTAACATCTTCACAACGGCAAGTATTGATTACGTAAATAATTCAAACTTAGTTGAAGAAGCTATTGATATGATTGAAACAGACAGAGCAGATTCTATCTATATCTGTACTACACCTGATTACAATATGTTTGTTCCGACTACGTCTAACTTCCAAACGGACTTTATTTACCCACAAGAGGCGGTTGATAACTTAGAAGAGACTAATATCGATTCTAACTATACGGCAACTTATTACCCTTGGATTTTGGTAAGAGATGGTGTTAATAATACACAAATCTATATTCCACCAACGGCTGAGGTAGTTAGAAACTTAGCGTTAACTGATAACATTGCATTCCCTTGGTTCGCATCTGCGGGTTACACAAGAGGTTTGGTAAATGCGGTTAAAGCACGTAAGAAGTTAACTCAAGATGATAGAGATACAGTATACCAAGGTAGATTAAACCCAATTGCAACCTTCTCTGATGTTGGTACGGTTATTTGGGGTAATAAAACTCTACAAGTTAGACAATCTGCACTTGATAGAATAAACGTAAGAAGATTGTTATTACAAGCTCGTAAGTTGATTTCAGCTGTCGCAGTTAGATTGTTGTTTGAACAAAACGACGAACAAGTAAGACAGGATTTCTTAGACTCGGTTAACCCAATCTTAGATTCTATCAGAAGAGATAGAGGTTTGACTGACTTCCGTGTTGTTGTATCAAACACACCTGAGGATATGGATGCTAATCAGTTGGTCGGTAAAATTTACTTAAAACCAACAAGAGCACTTGAATTCATCGATATTGAATTCTTGATTACTCCAACGGGAGCATCATTCGAAGATGTATAATTAGATATATTTATAATATGGGGGTCAATGACCCCCATTTAGCCATTTATTAAACGTTTAAAACAATATAAAAACCATGGAATTTAAAAAATCAAATTTATCAGAACACCTTAATATTAAAAATAACGGTGTTAAGACATTCTCTGAGAAACCACAAAAAATTGTGATGTCAGAGTCTCAATTAGAAAGATTAATCGAAAGATTAAACGAAAAAAAATAATGACTCGTAAAGTATTAAAAGAATTTATTGAAGAAAAACTTCTTAGGGAAGGTTTTGATGATGTTGGTAACCCAGATTTAAAGTATTATGCTTTTGATTGGGACGACAACATTGTTGAGATGCCGACTAAGATTGTTCTAAAGTCAGAAGATGGTGATGAAGTGGGGATGTCCACAGAGGACTTTGCAGACTATCGTTCGATGATAGGTGGAGAACCATTCGATTACAACGGTAAGATGATTGTAGGGTACTCAGATGACCCATACAGAAACTTCGGAGTTAAGGGTGATGCTCAATTTATTGTTGATTCAATGTTAGCTACTCCAGGTCCTTCTTGGGATGACTTTGTTGAGGCTGTTAATGGAGGTTCAATATTTTCAATTATTACTGCTAGAGGTCATACACCATCTGTTTTAAGAGACGGTGTATATAATATGATTATGACAAATCATAATGGTATTAATAAAACTGAGTTAATATCAAATTTAAAAAAGTATCGTGATATTTTTGAGGACGAAGAAATGACTGACGAACAGATTATTGAGTCTTATTTAGACCTATTGAGGTTTCATCCGGTGACTTATGGTGAAGGTAATGCTGCGAACCCTGAAGAGGGTAAGATTAAAGCTTTACGTCAATTTATATCATATGTTAAAGAAATTGCTTCAAGATTTAATAAACAGGCGTTCTTTAAAAACGATATTAAAAACAATTTTGTACCTATGATTGGATTTTCAGATGACGACCCAAAAAATATTGATACAATAAAAACTTTCCTAGATAAAGAATATAATGATAAACCAGTTAAAACATATTTAACTAAAGGAAGAGATAAAAAAGAAGTTTAATAATATTATTAAGATTTATAATCTAGTATTATTATTATCTATAATCACTTTTTCAATTTTAAAGTAAATAGAAAAATTTTTAACTTACTTACTATTTATTGGAAATAAACTAAAAGAAATTAAAAAAATATACAATGGCTGATTTATTAATGAAAATGCCGATACCCTACGAACCAAAAAGAAAAAATAGGTTCATTATGACTTTCGATTCTTCGTTAGGTATCAACTCTTGGTATGTGGAAACAACTTCACGTCCGCAAGTATCAATTAACCCTGTTGAGATTCCATTCTTAAACACATCAACATACGTTGCTGGTCGTTTCACTTGGAATACTATTAACGTAACTTTCCGTGACCCAATTGGACCTTCAGCTTCACAAGCCTTAATGGAATGGGTTCGTTTACACGCGGAATCTGTAACTGGTCGTATGGGATACGCCGCAGGTTATAAAAAGAATATCAACTTAGAGATGTTAGACCCAACAGGTGTAGCGGTTGAAAAGTGGATATTGCAAGGAACTTTCTTAACTGATGTGAATTTTGATTCATTAGGTTATAGTGATGATGGGGTAGCAACAATTACCGCAACATTACGTCCAGATAGATGTATTTTAGTTTATTAAGAAATACTATTTACGATTAAATCAGTTCAATTATATTTAAACCATAGAAGGGAGACTTTCTATGGTTTTTTATTTAAATAAATATGGATAACTCAGCACAGTACGGACAACAAGATTTTAATTTACCACACGACGTGGTACAATTACCTTCCCAAGGAAAATATTATAAGAATAAGAAAGGGTCATTAAAGGTCGGTTATTTAACTGCCGCAGATGAAAACATCTTATTAGGTCAAAAGAATGCCGATAATATAGTAGGTACTCTTTTAAGAAATAAAATTTACGAACCAGATTTTCATCCTGACCAATTATTAGATTGTGATGTTGAAGCCGTTCTTATCTTTTTAAGAAACTCATCTTTTGGTTCTAACTATACATTCACACTTCGTGACCCAAAGACTCTTAAAGATTTTGAAAGTTCAATCACGTTAGATGAGTTAAACATTCTTCCAGCCAAAATAGAACCAAATAATGAAGGATTATTTGAGTTAATACTACCCGTATCTAAAAAGGTAGTTAAATGTCGTTTATTGAATTCTGCGGATAACAAAGAATTACAAAAAGTTCAAGACCAATATCCCGATGGTGTTGTTGCACCTATCGTAACAAAAAGACTTGAAATGATTATTCAATCAATGAATGACAACAATGATAAAATGCATATCGCTCAAGAAATCCAAACATTACCGATAGCTGACTCAAAATATATTAGAAATAGTATGAAAGATGCAGAACCTCGTATAGATTTAGAGCGTGTTTTTATGGCCCCGTCTGGAGAAAAAGTGAGCACACGAATCACTTTTGGGGCCGAGTTTTTTCGTCCTTTCTTCTGATTATAGAAAAATTATGCTTGACGAGATTTACTTCTGCGTCAAGGAGCTCGGATTTACTTATTCCGATTTAATGAATATCCCCGTTTTTGAGAGAAGATACTTCATCAACAAATATGTTGAAGATGTTGAACGCATTAATAGTTCAAGAAAACAATAATAAGGTATTTATAGTAAAAACCACATATGTTCCTACAAGATGATACCGGAGGACCAAAGAGTCTTAGTGAAATAGTTAATAATTTAAAGAGTGAGATTACAGGAATGCAAAGTGCCATTCTTAATTTTGAAATCCAAGCTAAAAAAGTTTCAGCTCAAACATTTGGTCAAGG